AAAGGAGGGTTCTATGAACTTACAATTTAAAAGTCTTTCAAACAGAAAAGACATTGACTTAGTTCCATACATTAAAGATTTCTTATCTAAAAATGAGAATACATCTATCCTTATAGGTAGTGACTCTCAAAATAGAAAAGATAAGACAACATATGCTGTGGTAATTGTATTACATAACCCTGGAAAAGGAGGTCATGTTTTATATGCTAAAGACGTTTTACCTCGTATTCATGATAGATTTGTTCGTTTATGGAATGAAGTTGAATACTCAGTAGTATTAGCAGAATACTTAACTCAAAATGGTGTTCCAAAGCCTAATTCTATTGACATTGATTTAAACCCAGATCCTAAATACAAATCAAACCAAGTGTTAAGGTCTGCTTTAGGATATGTTGAATCAATGGGATACACTCCAAGATGTAAGCCTAATGCAATGGTGGCGTCATATGTAGCAGATGCTCTTTGTAAATAAAGTTTGGCCTTCTGAGAAAAAGATGTTATATTAACAATGTTAATAAGCGCCCTTAGCTCAATTGGTTAGAGCAACTGACTCATAATCAGTAGGTCACTGGTTCGATTCCAGTAGGGCGCACTATGAAATCAGAAGGTAAAATAAAAAATAGTATAATTTGCCCTAATTGCTCTATGGGTAGAGTATATATGATTTTTAAAAAAGAAAATATTCGAGTAGGAGCATTTCTTACACCTTGTAATAATTGTGACTATAGTATATCAATGGATATATTTTATGAATTTTATAAAGAAGTACATTCTTATTTTTATAAAAGTAAAAAATAATTTGGCTCTTTAAAGATCTTATGTTATATTAATAATATAAGAAATTAAGAAAAACAAAACGTTCTTTGAAAATATTATTATCCATTCATTCATCTCCTTGACGGCTTCGGTCTGATTGGAGAAGTTTGATAAATGATAGTCGGCCGCCTATGGTCGTTAAATAAACTGGGAAACCAGGATAAAGTGAGCTACTTGACTGAAGTAGTTTGCGGTTCAAAGCAATTTGAGCTTAAGTAGGCAAGCGAGATATCATCTGACCTTTAGTATCGAGGGCGACGCTTTAGAAAAAATGTGTTGGGTGACTAAGCGATGTGGGTCGTTTAGTTGAGCTCGGAAGAGCAATAAGAATAACTCGTAGATATCAAGTAAGAAATGTCGCCATCCAGCTTCATAATTGCGGGTATCAATATGAGAGGAATCTTAAAACCGAAAGGTATGTTAGAGTACAGGTGGTGCTGTTACTAACCTTGATTTAAGTCTACCAAGACTTTTATCACGAAGAATTCTTAAAATATGGAGGTGGGGACACTTCAGAGAGTAGTTGAGTATTGACTCGTTCAAAAGATGAGTTAGCTTAGGGTAAGCCACTACTTTCACAATCCACAAGTCAAAACTTAATAATTTGCATTTGGATCGCAAAATCTATTAATACAAAAATTAAGCATAAGCGCTTACCAGTCACGGACGAAAAATGCCTACATAGTATCCGGTTGTCGGGTGCCAATTCAGATCGCAAGTTTGAATTGATATCTCCGAAAGGTCTATAACACCGCAAGTGTGAATCAGCTCGGCAGGGTTGAGTAGAATAAGTAAGAGGTGAGTAGTCCAAAAATGTGACTTTAAGAGTGGTTCACTTAAATAACCGGCATTGTTAGAGTACAAGTCAAAAGCTTGTGGATATAAAGGGAAACAATAATCCGATTAAAGTTCTAACACCAAACGTGTAATCTCAGCGTTTTATTTTTAAAATAAAGGTTATGAAAACATTAGCACAAAAAACAGATCCCCAATTTCAACATCTTCTTGGGAAGCGAATTCAAGTAATTCATCAAAATCAAAAGTACGTAGGTACATTAGAATTCGCAGGTATCAATTCACTTCATAACCAATTTCAAGTAACAATGGATCGAGTGCCTTTATGGCCTATAAATCCTAAGACAATTAAAGCGGTTTAAAGCCGCTTTTTTTATGCAAATATATCATTTCATTAAAGGTAATAGTAAGTGGTTTAATCCCACTTTTAACGGTATTTATATATATGGATATAAACAAAGTATTTAGTCTATTTGAAGAAAAAGATTCAATTGATAATCCAACTACTAAACTGGATTTAACTGAATCACCAGTTATGTGGATAGGTATGTTTAAGAAACTTATTGTGAATTATAAAACATTTTCACAACAACTTATAAACATGTTTTCTTCAGTTGAACCACCTCTAGATCTTAATGATATAAAAAGAGCTAGTGGTTACATGGTTTATACTAGAGCTTTTGATTATATATCTAAACTGGATATGACAAATCCTACCCATGTTGAATGTCTAAAAATATACTCAGATAGCCAACTGGAACAGTCTATAAATATGTCTTTACATTACTATGAATCTTTAGAAGAGTATGAAAAGTGTGCTGTTTTAAAGAAAATTCAGGATGTATTATCCCTTTCTTAAGAGTAGCTTGGCTTTATTGTTCTTCTAACGTATCGTAGGAATACGAGTGAGAGTGATTATAATAAAAACGTAGTAACGTAGATCAATTATTAAATTATATATTATGAAGAACAGAAACAGTGTATTACATGAATTAGATAAAATTGATGGTATAGCAAGCCAGATGAATTTTATTCTAAAAAGAGGAGAGCCAATTGAGTCTTATTTGGCTGCTATTGAGAAATTAAAAGACTCAGTAAGTCAAATTCGTTTATATGTTGAAAGTGAACCAATAAGTTACAAGTAATGACATTAACAGCAGAACAAATTTTAGAGAACTGGGAAGAATTTCTAGGTAATATCGAAACATATATTACTGGAGATAGAAAAGATCAGTTATTAGCGTTTTATGAAAAGTATACAGAACGTATTATGATGATGCCTGCTGCTCATAAGAAAGAATATCACAATTCATTCCCAGGTGGTTACGTAGAACACGTTAACCGAGTAGTACAAGGAGCACTTAAACTACATTCTGTATGGGAAGAAATGGGAGTAGATACTTCTACTTATACAGTTGAAGAATTAGTATTCTCAGCTCTAAATCATGACTTAGGAAAAATGGGTGACGAAGAAAACGAAGCTTATATTCCTCAGGATGATCAGTGGAGAAAAGAAAAACTAGGTGAAGATTATAAATTCAATGATCGTCTAGAATACATGTCAGTACCAGATAGAGGAATTCATTTATTAATGACTCATGGTATTATGATGTCTCGTAATGAATGGTTAGCTATTAAATTACATGATGGTTTATATGATGAAGCAAATAAATCATATTTGATGTCTTGGTCGCCAGAAACAAAACCTCGTACCTCATTAATTTATATTATCCACCAAGCTGATTTAATGGCTGCTAGAATTGAATTTGAAAGAGAATGGAATCCTAAACTTAAAAAAGGGAATATTAAAGCCCCAGTAAATACAACTGTTAAGAAAACAGCTACTAAAACTAAGGCTTTAGGTAACATTCAAAGTAACAGTTTAAAAAATATGTTAGATAACTTATGATAACATTAGTAATTATACTAGGTTTAACGGTCGTGATCTTAGGATACACGACCTTTAACCTTCTTAAGAAAAATGAACGCCAAGAAGATATCTTAGCAGGCTACATGACTTACCTAAATAAAATATCTGAAATAATTGAAATGTCTGATAAAAAATTAAAAGAAGTAGACGCTCGAGGACACTTTCAAGCAGACGATGAAGTTGGATTCTTCTTCCAGTCTGTTAAACAAATTCAAGAAGTATTAAATAATTTTAAAATTAAAAATTTATGAGTACACCTAAAAAAGGAACTCAATACTTCACTCAGGATACTGAAGACGCTATAGTGTTATATAATAATACAGATGATCCATCTATGAGAAGTAAGATCTATAGTGACAGAATACATTATGCTTTCTTCAAATTAACAGAAAATATAATTCATACTTTTAAGTTTTATTACACTGAGGTAGATAATATTGAGGATTTACAACATGAAATTATAACTTTCCTACTTACTAAAATGCATTTGTTTGATCCTAGTAAAGGAGCAAAAGCATATTCATATTTTGGTACTATAGTAAAAAGATACCTAATCATCAATAATACTAAAAACTATAAAAAACGTGTTGATAAAGCTCCAGTAACTGAGATTGAAGCTGATGATAGATTTAGTTACAATATAACTGATGTTACTGAGCCTACTCAAAATGATAAATTGTATATGTTTATGGATGAGTATGTTAAGTATTGTACTAAAAACATATATGAATTATTTCCTAAAGAAAACGATGCTAAAATTGCAGATGCCATACTGGAATTATTTCGTAAAAGAGATAATATAGACATCTTTAATAAGAAAGCACTATACATCTACATTAGGGAGATTATTGACGTTAAAACCCCTAAAATCACTAAAATAGCAGATAAACTTTATGACATATTTAAAGAACATTATCTCTTTTATTTAGAAAACGGGTACACAAATTTCTAATATTTATATTTATTACTAAATAACATATCATGAGTGGATTAGATGAAATAGTATTTGGTGGTAAAAAATTTTCTGATATCTTAGAAGAGATATATAACAATCAAAAGAAAAAAGATAAACAAATCTCTGCTCTTATAGCTGAATTAAAACCACTAGTACAAGAAATAGGTGATGCTACTTTAATTGTTCCTTTAATTAAAGAATACTTAGAAATAAGTGTTAAAAATGATGAACAACTAATTAAAATGGCTACTATTATACAACGTATTATAGCTAATAATTCTGAAGGTGGTAATGGTGAATTTGGAATATCAGAAGAAGAAAAAGCTCAACTGTTAGCTGAACTAGACAAGTTTAAAGAGGAGGGCAAATAATGGCCACTGTAAGATATGGATTTGGAGCTGCAGTCAACAACTCAGCCCCTAAATTAGATAGACGTTCTACTACCTCTACTTCTCAAATTATATCTTCTAGAGTACGAGATATTATTTTAGATAGTTCTCATCCTAGATTTGTTGAATTTGGAGAGTGGAATGGAATAGGGACTATATTTATAGAATCTACTAAAAATCCAGTATTTTCAGATCAAATACCTCTTATACCTGCTTACCCAGCATTTCCTAATATTAAACAATACCCATTAATAAATGAGGTAGTTCCTATTATATATTTAACAGATACTGATGTTACAGATAATACAACATCTGTTTCCGCTTATTATTTACCTCCAGTAAATGTTTGGAATAGTCAAATACATAATGCTATTCCTTCATCTAATATTTTACCTGATTCACAACAAAAAGATTACCAACAAGTAGAAGCAGGTTCTGTTAGACGAATAACAGATCAAAGTACTGAAATAAATTTAGGACAAACATTTAACGAAAATAATGTTATAAATGTTCATCCTTTATTACCATATGAAGGTGATATAATTTATGAAGGTAGATTTGGTAATTCAATTAGATTAGGTTCTACAGTCAATAATGCAAAAATACCTAATACTTGGTCAGCAGCAGGAAATAATGGCTCTCCAATTTTTATAATTAGAAATGGGCAAGGCCCATTAACAACAGAGTCTTGGGTACCAACAGTAGAAGATATAAATAGTGATAAGTCATCTATTTATTTAACTTCTACCCAACAAATACCTTTAAAATTAGCGAGTAACAGACAAGACTCATATAAAAAAAGCATATTACCTGAAGCTGCTAGAGTATACTCTAATGAGCAAATTATATTAAATTCTGGTCGTTTAGTATTCAATGCTAAAAATGATTCTATAATTTTAAGTGCTGAAAAATCTATACATCTAACCTCAGACACATCTGTAAATGTAGATGGTGGTAACCAAATAGCATTAGTTGCTCCTAAAGTATATTTAGGTTCAACAACTGGCGCTGAAGGAACACAACTTCAATCATTAGTTTTAGGTGAAAATCTAAATGTAGTATTAGGAGAAGTAGCATCATTCTTAACAGGGTTAGGAGTATATTTTCAAACAGCTACAGACTCAGTTGGTGCCCCAATAGCTTCTTTACAACAAGCTGCTAGTAAAGCTAATCAATTAGGACAATCTATACAAAAAATAGTTGATGGTAAAAATTTATTGTCTAAACAAGTAAAAACAATATAATATGCCAAATAGATTCTCAGGAAAATTATTAGATGATAATGGAAAAGCTTTAGAGGGGGTTAAAGTAGTTTTAAAATCTGGTGTTATTTCTCAAAATACAATAACTAATAAGGAAGGAGTTTTTAACATAAATACTCCTGATAATGTAAATCCAAAAGACACCACTATAACTTTTACCAAAGACAATTTTACTTTATATAAAATTAAAAACCCACAACCAACAGGAGCATATACTCCCTTACAACCTCAAATAGATCCACTATATGGAGGATTACTAAACTTAAAAGGAGGATTTACCTCAGGTAAATATCTTATATCATCTTTAAATTCCAAAATACAAGAACAACTATATTAGGAATTATTTAATGTTAACGAATTTGTTAAAGAAAACCCAGGCCTATACCAAATAACCATTGTAGCCTCTGAATCAACTATCCCTAACTATGACAGAGAAGAATTTTTAGAAGATGGAGTCACACCTAATCCTAATTGGGCTGGCCCTCCAGGGACATTTGATCCTAAAGGAAAATTAAATTCTAAAGTATTATCTGAAAAAAGATATACTTCTCTTAAAACATATATAGAAAATTTTTTTAAAGAAAATGGTTCACCCATCCCAAAAATTGAATCTAGAATATTAATAGGTGGGGATAAAGAATCTGACCAATATGTTAGATTAGAAGCTCAATTAACTCAGGTTAATTGTAAAACTAAAAGTATTAATGAAGACGGACCTATGCAAGGGGAAAGAACATTAATAAAACCTCCTGGAGCCACTAAAATAACATTAAACGCATTCACATTCCCAGATAGATTTGGAATAAATGGTAAATACTTAGAATATTATACTCAAAATCCAAACACATCAGGAAATATAACATCATGGGAATTTATAGTTTATTTATCATTAGTTGGTACATCACTTTTAAATGATAATACAATAGTTAGAAAAACATTTAATACTGAAGAATTAAAAAAAATATTATTAATTGATGTAAAATCAAATAAAGATATTAAAAATCAATTAATAGAATTTATTAATTTAAGACTACCAGCAAAAGATCCTAATTTATCAAACAGAGATGATTTATTACTAATAGAATTAGCACTCCAATACTCAGTAGGAGCTAGAAATCCTATAGCTTATGGTTTTCCTATTAAAAGAGAAAACACAGTTATACCTTTAACAAATATTGGGGTTAATGAATCTTTTATTTTAAACCAACGAAAAGGAGTACTAAAAGAACCTTCTATATACTCTTTTAAAATATGTGATAATAGACAATGAGTGAAATAACAGAAAATACTAATTTACCTTTAAGTAATATATCATTTGATATATCTAGAGTAACTTTATCTGAAGAACTAGATATAACAAATATTGCTACTTCTCAAATTAATCAAACTCTTAATACTCAAGAATTAGATGTAACTAAGAGATTATTATCATCTAATTTACCTGTTGAGGCAAGATTATTAACTTTTTTTAATTCTAAAAAAGAAGAAATACAATCTAGACTAATACCATTTATTATAAAACAATTAACTCCATTTGGTTCAACAGCGGTGCAATTTATAATCAGTAATAATGAATTATTTAGACAAGGTGCTAATCCTCAAGAAGTAGCTCCATTATTAAATGAACTTAAAGAATACATCACATGTCCAACTAACAGTACTTTATTACAATTAGTGAATAAAAGAAATAGTACTGCTACTCAAATTAATAATTTATACCAAAATATAAAAACTATTAATAAAACTACAGATACTACAAATACTATTATAACCGCTGTTGAAACTGGTATAACAACAATTCAAACAGTTCCTTACCCAGCTACAGGTATTCCTCCTTTAGGTTTACCTCCATTAACATCAGGTATAATAGAAACTGTGGGCGCGGCTGCTGATTTATTACAAACTCGTTTAAATACAAGTAAAGTAGTTATAAATGGATTAACAGTTACTGCAGCTTCTTTTGGCTCATTATTAGGTTCTGCTTTGAATCTACTTAATGTTTTAGATGTTCTAATTCAACAGTGTTCTGAAGATCAAGACATACCATTTACTGAAATAAACAATGAAATAAATTTATTAAACAACCAATCACAAGAAATAGCACAAACACAAAATAATTTAACATATAAAGGCTTTAAATTAGAATTACAACTAGATGAAAGTAATCAAAGTAAATACCCAAGACGATTTGCACAAGCTTTAAATCGACAAGGAGTACCAGTCCTAAAAACAGAATCATCTTTTGCTTCTAATCCTGAAGTATTAATAGATCAACTAAAATTTATAATTGATTCAAATCCTAATTTAACAGCTGAATAATTCAATATTTATTAACATGAAAACAGATATTTTAAAAAAGTTAATCAAAGAAGCAGTTCGTGAAGTGTTTCAAGAAGAGATGAAAGAGATACTTTTAGAAGCAGTCCGTTCTCCTAAAACAGTTGTAACTGAAACCGTACAACCAACTAAAACTAATATCCCAGTTGATATTAAACGTAACTTAAGAAGTATGATTGGAGGAGAATTTGACACTGTAATTACAGCAAATTCATCAATGGCTCAACCAGCATATGTTCCACCTCCAGTAAACACAGCAGGAGAAGGTTCATCATTACCTCCAGGTGAAGTTAGTTTAGATCAAATATTAGGAATAATGAATAAATAATGGCATATAGAATACCAAACCAACATCCTTTAGACTTAAACCAACGGGTAGCTGTTGGTGTGGCTATTCCTTTTTCAGCAGCTGGAGTTTTTAGATCTACATATACTACAACAGATCAAATAAAATCAAATATAATTAACTATATATTAACTAACACTGGAGAAAGAGTACTAAATCCTACTTTTGGAGCTAATTTAAGAGCACAATTATTTGAACAAATAACCCCAAATACTTTAAGTGCTTTAGAAATTAAGTTAACAAATGATCTTAAAAGATATTTCCCATCAGTGAGAGTAGATCAATTAACTTTATCTCCTATATATGAAGAAAATGCTATACAATTAGTATTAGTATATTCTGTTTTAAATAATGCTACTGAAACTATTACAATAACACTATAATGGCAACTGAAACTAGAGACATAAAATATATTAATAAAGATTTTGGTGAATTAAGAGCAGCTCTTATTGAATTTGCTAAAACATATTTCCCAACAACTTACAATGACTTCACTCCCGCATCACCTGGTATGATGTTTATGGAAATGTCAGCGTATGTTGGAGACGTGATGTCTTTTTATCTTGATAATCAAATTCAAGAAAACTTCATCCAGTTTACTAGACAACAAAATAATTTATATACTCTAGCTTACATGTTAGGGTATAGACCTAAAGTAACTGGAGCATCTACAGTAGATGTAGATATTTACCAACAAGTACCTTCTTTATTATCAGGAAGTACATATACCCCAGATTATAGCTATGCTTTACAAATAGCTGAAAATACTTCTGTAAGTTCAAATTTAGTAGGTTCAACTGGATTTTTAATTCAAGATGCCATTGATTTTAGTTTTTCTAGTTCATCAGATCCTACTCAAGTTACTATCTATAGTTTAAATGGGGATGTGCCTGAATTTTTCTTATTAAAGAAAACAAGAAAAGCAATATCAGCTAATATTCAAACAACTACCTTCACTTTTGGAGCCCCAGAACGTTTCCAAACAGTAGAAATTAATAACTCAAATATTATAGGTATTTTAGATATTATTGATAGTGATGGTAATGAATGGTATGAAGTTCCTTATATGGCTCAAGAAATGGTATTTGATACAGTTAAAAATACCAACCCAAATGATCCTAATACTTATACTGAAGAAGGTGAAGTTCCATATTTACTTCAATTAAAAAAAGTACCTCGTAGATTTGTATCTAGATTTACAGACCCAACAACCCTACAATTACAGTTTGGTGCTGGAACTAATACTCAAAATAAAGATGAGGAAATTATTCCTAATACTGATAATATAGGTTTAGGTTTACCATACAAACGTTCTTTATTAACTACAGCTTTTGCTCCAGCAAATTTCTTATATACAGACACATATGGTATAGCACCATATAACACTACGTTAACAGTGAGATATTTAACTGGAGGTGGAGTTCAAGCAAATATACCGGCTAACGCTTTAACTAATGTTAATACCACTTCAAACATTAAATTCCAGAACAATAATCTAGACCCAGTATTAGCTCAAACAGTATTTGACTCAGTAGCTATTAACAACCCAGTAGCGGCTTCTGGAGGTCAAGACGGTGATACAAATGATGAAATAAGATTTAACGCTTTATCAACATTTGCTACACAGTTAAGAAGTGTAACTCAAGACGACTATTTAGTTAGAGCTTTAAGTTTACCTTCACAATATGGAACAATAGCAAAAGCATATATTGAACCTGAAAAACTAGAAAATATACTACCAGGACAAACTCCTTCAGTATTAAATTTATATGTTTTAGCTTTTGATAATAATAAAAAACTTAAAACAGCATCAAATACTTTAAAGAAAAACTTAAGTACTTATTTATCTCAATATAGAATTATAAATGACTCTATTAAAGTAAAAAACGCGTTTGTTATAAACATTGGAGTAGAATTTGATTTAATAGTACTTCCTGAGTATAACAATAATGAGGTAGTATTTAACTGTATTCAAGCTTTAAAAGATTATTTTGATATTAATAAATGGCAAATAAATGAACCTATAATTTTAAGAGATTTATATGTTCTTTTAGATAAAGTTGAAGGTGTTCAAACTATTAAGAAAATTGATATTATAAATAAAGTAGGAACTAATTTAGGATACTCACAATATGCTTATGATATTAGTGGTGCTACTCAAAATAATGTTGTTTATCCTAGTTTAGACCCAATGATATTTGAAGTAAAATATCCTGACATTGATATAAGAGGTCGTGTAGTACCTTTATAATCTTCATATTTATAAATAAAAGATGGCAGTTTACAAAATATTCCCTACCAAAGATGCTTCTATATATTCATTATATCCTGATAGAAATACAGGGTTAGATGAGATATTAGAGTCTTCTACTAATGTTGATATAGCAGGTACTGCTCAAGCAAGTAGATTTTTAGTACAATTCTCTAATGATGAGATCACTGATATTATTAATAATAAAATTAGTGGTTCAACTTGGCAAGCAAATTTTAGAGGATTCATAGCAAATTTAGAAGGACTAAATCTAGATACAACTCTTGAATTTTACCCTATCTCAGCAACATGGGATATGGGAACAGGTAAATACTCTTACTCTCCAGAATATACAAATGGAGTAAGTTGGACTTGGAGATCATATTCAGGAAGTGGAGCTTGGACTACAAGTGGATTTGCTCCTTATGTTACTGCTTCTTATAGTTCAGAATTAGGAGGAGGAACATGGTTTACAGGTTCAGCTAACATTACTGTTTTACCTATATATTCTACTCAATCATTTGCTTATACAGACTCAGGTGATATTAATACTGATATCACAAATATGGTAAAAGCTTGGTATAGTGGAACAATTGATAATAATGGTTTAATAGCTAAACAAGCAGTTGAGTTTGTAAATGATGTTGATTATCAAATAGAAATGAAATTTTTCTCTATTGATACTCATACTATATATCCTCCACAATTAGAATTTAAATGGAGAGATTATACTTTTAATACTGGTTCTTCAACTAGTACTATTTTAAATACACAAACAGCAACAGTAATGTTAAGCGAAAATCCAGGTGTGTTTTATACAGAAAGTATAAATAAGTTTAGAGTAAACGCTAGACCTACTTATCCTCCAAGAGTGTTTCAAACATCTTCTATTTACACAACAAATTATTATTTACCTACTTCTTCATACTATGCTGTAAAAGATTTGGATACTAATGAATTTGTTATAGATTTTGATGATCAATACACTCAGTTAAGTGCTGACGGAACAAGTAGTTACTTCACACTTTATATGAACGGATTAGAACCTGAAAGATATTATAAGATTTTAATTAAATCAGTAATAGATGGTTCGACAATAATTTTTGATGATAATTATTATTTTAAAATAATTAATGGCTAATTACCCTTTAAATAAAGCTGTTTTTAATAAAGATGCTTATGAGAAGACAATTGATACTTCTTTCTCACAGGTAACACCTCCTACTCCACCTCTTGAAGAGACAATAAGTGTTGAAGAGTTTTTTAATCTTTATAACACAATTTTCTATGATATCCCAGTAGAAGGAGATATAAATTCTCATACTTATTTAGTAAGAACAAGTGGAGATTATATTGGAACAGAAGCTATAAGTGAAGATGTTCAAATACTATTAGATGAGATAACTTCTTTAAGAGAACAATTATTAGCAGCAAACCAAACTATTTTATTATCTCAAGTACCAACAGGAAGTATACCATCAGTTTAATATGGCAACAATAATAACAAATATAGATCCAAATACTTTAGAGACTCAAAATTACTCTAATCAGGATATTAACTTAATTCCTTTAGAACAAGTACCTTCTCAATTTGATCCTTTTAGTAATTATGTTGAGTATACTATTATATCTACAGATGGATCTTTTCAAATAACGGATCAAAATTTTATTGATTATAGAATAATTAATGATTATTCTCCAACTAATGCTTCTGTTGTTTATAGTGTAGACATTAATCCTGAAACTGATTTAATTACAAAAGGATTCACAAATGGTGAATACAATGTTATTTATAATTTTTTAAATAATGAATTAAATTCTACCTCAGATAATAGAGCATTTTTCATTAAAGAAATATCTCCTGATAGAACAGAGATAAAAATTGCTTCTAATATTCTGTCAAATTTAGATATAGAATCTAGTTATAATACTTTTAAAACTAAATTAAATAATACTACATATTTCCAAGACTTTTATTTAAACTTTGGAAATAACAGTTTAATTATAGCAAACAATATCTTAATTGATAATACTAAACCTCAATACGAAATTTTAATTAATTTATATGAGGCATTACCTAATCAATTTAGATTAAAAGATACTTTATGGATTGTTACTCAAGTAGCAGATGGTTTAGCTTTTAATGTACAATTCCAACCTGAAGTTATAACACCAGTAATTGTTAATCCTACTTTAAAAGGTCCAAACTTTAATTTACCTTTAAAGGATAAAATTAACAACTCAACAAATTATGTAAATTATGAGGAGTTATTAACAACAGGATTAGCCACTTCTCAACAACAAGTATTATCATACTTACAAGACAAAAGTATTAATATAGGAGTTGATTACTCTGATTTCTCAGATTTTATACATTTCTCTTCAGCTGAAAGTAGAATAGAAAACTTTTTCTATAAAGTTCAATTAATTGAACAATATAATGCTGATATAACTATTTTACAGTCTTCTACATCTTCTTCAATCTCAGAAAGTGTAGCAACATTACAAGCTAAAATAGATAACATAACTAATAATTTTGATGGATATGAATACTGGCTATATTTTGAGACAGGTTCAACAACATATCCTAAAGGTACAACTACACCTCCATATACTCTTTTAAGTAGTTCAAATGCTACTGTTATTACTTGGTACAACAACTTAATAGAAAGTGCTTCTATTTTTGACCAAAACAACCAAGATTACTTAGTAAACACTATACCAGATTATCTAAGAGATGATCCTCAAAACCAACCATATACTACTTTTATTAATATGATTGGTCAACATTATGATAATTTATGGTTATACTATAAAGATGTAACTAACAGATATAATGGTGATAACAGATTAGAATTTGGTATATCTAAAGATCTAGTAGCAGATGCATTGAGATCATTTGGTTTAAAAATATATCAAAACAATTTCAGCGCAAATGATTTATATAGTGCTTTCATTGGGTATAACACTTTACCTTCATCTAGTACGGGGTATAATATAACAGGCTCATATGTTGGAGAATATCCTTATGAATACATTAGCAATTACATAACATCATCTCAAGAGGCATTATTTGAACCAGCAGATGATATTAATAAGGAAGTTTATAAGCGTTTATACCACAACTTGCCTTTATTATTAAAACAAAAAGGTACAATAGCTGGTCTACGTAACTTAATAAATGTTTACGGTATTCCTGATACTATTTTAAGAATTAGTGAATTTGGAGGTAGAGACAAAGACACATCTACTTATGATTATTTTTATCAAAAATTTAATTATAAATGGAATACTTTACAAGCAGGAGCAATCCAAACTCAATGGAGTTTAGATTCTAATTGGCCTACTTCTTCTTATAATACTGCTCCTGTACCGGAAACTATACAATTTAGATTCCAATCAGATGGATTACCAGATAACCAATCATTTATAAATGATTTTTTATGCATAAATGGAATCACAGATTACCCTTCTATTATATTAAGATATTCAGGTTCAGCTTATGCTTCAGGTTCATATGATGGTTCAATAATAGATCCAAAATATGAATATGCTTATTTGGAATTTATTCCTAGCCCAATAGCTCGTCCTGATCAAAAAGCTAGTATTTACTTGCCCTTTTTTAATAAGGATTGGTGGTCAGTAATGTTAACTTGGGATAACACAAATGATTTTACTTTATATGCTGGTAGTAAAGGACAATATGATGGGTATGATGGGAACAACATAACATTCTTAGCATCCGCCTCTGTAACTAGCACTAGCGGAAATGTATTTGGAATTCAAGCAAACCCACTTCAATTAGGAACTGTAACTGTTTATCCTATTGGTGGCACAACACTTTCAGGTTCATTTCAAGAATTAAGATATTTCTCACAACCAATAAGTGTGGATTCATTTAAAGATTTTATAATGAATCCTACTTCAATAGATACACAAGGTGAAAATGAATACTCTAATTATTTATCATTTAGAGCTTCTTTAGGAGCAGAATTAGATAATCTAAGAACAGGAGGTGATATAATTTCAATTCATCCTAAAGTTACAGGTTCATGGGCTACTACTGGTTCATTTGTAGGAGGAGATAATATATATGAAATAGGAGGTGGTGGAAGTTTTCAACCTAATATTGAATCCATATTATTTAACGGACCTACAACAGGTTTAAGAGACAGAGTAACAGATAAAATTCAAATTGTTTCTCAAAGTCTTCCTCAAATAAACTTGCAATATACTCAATCTGGTAATACATTATCACAATATAGAAGTATACAACAACAATATGTTTCTAATGAAAGTGAAATACCTGATGTAAATGCTTTAGAAGTAGCATTTTCACCTCAAAATGAAATTGATGATGATATTATTGATTCATTAGGATTTTTTAACATAGGTGAATATATTGGTGACCCAAGACAAGTACTCACATCAGATACTTCATATCCTGATTTAGATACTTTACGTTGGGATTTCTTTCAAAAATATACTAGTCAATATGATCTATTTGATTATATTAGATTAATTAAGTTCTTTGACAATTCTCTATTTAAAATGATTAAGGATTTTGTTCCGGCAAGAACAAATCTAAGATCAGGTGTAGTTGTTAAACAACATATTTTAGAAAGAAATAAGTATCCACAACCTCAAGCAAGTTGGGAAGATGTTACTTATAGCGGTTCAATAGATACTGCTTTCTTTAGTGGAAGTACAGGTGGAACATTTAATGAGTTTAATGTTTTAACGAATATTAGCGGGACAATAATTTATAATGATAGTAGTGCAATTATAGGATATAGTTCATATAAAAATGTCTTTGGAATATCACCAATATATGGTTCTGTAATATCTTCATCTTATTTTTCAATAGATGATAATAAAAAACTTATATCAAATTACGATAATGTTTCAAATTTTGATTTTTATATAAATTTAATAGGAACATCTACTACATATAATTTTAGATTATCTTCTTCTTTACAAGGATACATATCTTCATTTAGTACTACAACAACAGGAACTAACACTCCATATTCTCAAAGTATTAATAATGTACGTGTTTCCTTAGGAGAAATATTTGAAATTCAATTAAGTGCTAGTAATGCATTAATAGGTGTTAATAATGCTTCCTTGTCTGTTTATTCTCCTCAAGTCTCAACTCAAGTTTGGTCTGAATTTGAAGTAGGACCTACTGGTTCAACTTATTTAATAAGAGAGGACCAACGTGAATTTTACAATGGAGAATTACCAGGAACAATAATTGAAATATCAAATGGAGAATGGAATGAGGCAAATATATTTAAATACCCATCAACTGAAGAGATAAACTATAAAATAAGTATGTATATATCTAGTACTTGGCCAGCTGAATTTATTACAGGTAATGGTCTTACTAATTTTTCAGGAAGTATATTTTTATGGTACGATACAGGTAGTATACTAAACCCAGCTCCACTTAATAGTTTTACTATAGGATAAAATTAAAATAATGCCAACAACACAAAATCAATACGGACAAATTTTTGGACAAGGTGTTAAATATGCCAAAATATCTAAAATAGACCAAAATGGTATAGATCGATCAGCATATTTAGAACAACTTCAATCATTTATATTAAGATATGATGATATAGGTCCAGTTAAATATACTATTGTTTCAGTCCAAGAACAAACAAACCATTATTTATTTGGACTACAAACCCAACCAATTACATCTTCTGGTGATATCACTTCATTAGATGTAGTTACAACATATACTTCTTCATTTATACCTAATCCTGAATTTATAGATTGGGAATATAGTGACTACAATGCTTTATTTGGAAATGCTGATACTCCAGAATTTTCATCTTATTTTATGGATGTAGATTATACATCAACATATACTACTCCTGTAAATTTTGATTTAATTATTTCTGGTACAGCAGATAGAGCACAAGTTCAAGACTCAAATTATACAATCCCAAGCTTGGTCTAATATTAGATATAATGGAGTAGAAAGCAATGCTCCTGATTTTAATCAACTAACTACAAATGGTGGTTATGGAGCTTTACCTAATGTAGAACAAAATAAAACTTATATAGCTCATTTTGATGCGATAGGAGGAACAGGACCTGAAGTTATCAATCAAACAGCTTATTTTATTAAGTATTTAATTGACGATCAAGGAAATGTAGTTAATCCTGAACCCGATACTACAGCTTTATACAACTTATTAGATTCATTTGAATCAGGTAAAAATGCTTTAGTTAGATTAATATCTGGTGACCCAACTCAAAATTCTAATCCAAATGATGATACATTAACCGGATTACACCCTATAACATATGTTGGTAGAATATCACCAATATTAATTACAGAAACAGGATCTGGACTGCAAAATTATTTACCTAGCTTATCTTTTGCAGGAGTAAATGCTTATGATATAACTAACACACCAAATTATGATTTTAAAGCTACTCAAACTTCACAAACTATAAATTATAGTAGCCCAGAAACAAAAATAAGTTTTACTACAGTAACTTTACCTAATAGTAGTTCAGGAGGAAACTATAATGTAACAACTCCATCAGCCTATTATTTTAATAGTAATACTGGGGATTATTCAAATAGAGTTAGATTTGATACTGGAGGAACAGTTAGAGTTACATTTAGAACAGCGGGTGGTAGTAGTTTATTACCTGATCCTAATGCTAATATTGATATATCTTTTAGAATAAAGAAAAATTCTGATATTATATCTAATTATAACTTAAATGTTAATTTAAATAATGCTCAACAAATAACTAACACAGTATATGAAATGCCTTGGAGTCTAAGTACAGGATTTCAAACTTTTAATACAGCCGACACTATTACAGTTAATGTTGATGCAGTAAGTAATTCTTATGTAAATTCTGGAGGTTCATTTGTTGTTAAAACTAGTTACTTCCAAGGTATAAATGAATACCCAGCGAATGTCTCTACCGCTTCTGCGGGATATTGGACAGTAGGTGAATACCTAACAGGTAATAATGTTAGTGTTTTAACTTCATCTATTGATTTATTTAACTGGTATGGTGGAGAGTACATTCAAGAGGCTCCTCAATCTGTTTATGATTTTAACTTCAATCAAATAACATTACCTTGGCAAGTGCAATCTGGTGATTATATTAGAATAGAATACAACCCTAATAAAGTATTTAACATAACAAATGTAGAAGTTACAGATAGAATATATTTAACTGTGACCCCACCTATACCTTCAGGCTCAATATTAGATCATTTTGTATTATATAGATGTGTTAATGACGGAACATATGTAGTTTTAAATGTTAAAAAACAACAACCTGGAAACTCATTTACTGGTATAATTCAACCACAATATATTTCTCAAACATTAAAAAACAACTATAATAATATAATTCAAGATCTTACTCAAAAAGGACTAATATCATAATATTTATAATAAAATTAACAAAAAGAAAATGGGATTTCTTAATAACTCAATAGTAACAGTAGATGCTATCTTAACAAGAAAAGGTAGAGAATTACTAGCTAAAAATGACGGTTCATTCCGTATCACACAATTTGCTTTATCTGACGATGAAATTGATTATACTATGTATAATCCAAACCACCCTTCAGGTTCAGCTTATTATGGCCAAGCAATAGATGGAATGCCTTTATTAGAAGCATTTCCTGATGAAACTCAGATAATGAAGTATTTACTTACAACTTTACCAAGAGGTACTTCACGTTTACCAATCCTAGATTTAGGTTATACAAGTATTACTTTAAATCAAGGAGCATCACTTGCTATCACACCTCAAACATTAAATTATTTAGGTGGAACTCAAACATTTGAATCTTCAGGTTACACAGCAACCATTTCAGATGTTCGCTTAATGAATACTTTTAATGGTGTAGGTATTAATACAGCCCAAGCAACAGCTTTAAATACTACAACTACTCTTGGAACAAACGTGTCTAAGACAGTAATTGGTACTACCATTAACCTAACAGCTACTACTGTTAACATTTTATTCCCAGAAGGTGTAAACCAAATATCAACTACATTAACTGTAGTAGGTAGAGATAGTGGAGCTAGAGTAACAATACCTGTTAGAATTAATAAAAATACAAACTGCTAAAATAATATAAAATGGCTTTTAAAAGATTAGATACTGAAGATTTTATTGTAAGTGCTGATTCAATTACAGCACCTGCTTGGAGTGGATACGCCCCAACACTAACTAATATGTATACCTCTTCAGTTCAAGTAAATGGAAATAGTGGTAACTATTATTTAAATGTTTACCAATATGACCCAGCTGGAGTAAGTGCTTCATTAAGTGAAATTCAATTTAACGTCACTTACGGTAACCAGTATGGTTCAGGATCATTATTATATAACGCAGGTATAGATGGATTATCACCAACAAGAACAATTTATGGGCAATTCCGTAATTTAATTTATGGTGATGAAAATGCTACACTCATTTTTAATGATCAAGTTCAATCTGATTTTTATGCTTTAACAATTGATA